ATTTTAATCTACGTGAAGACGATATACAAAGTTTAAAACTAAACTCAAAGGTTCGTATAGACAATAGTTGGTGGACGATCAACAAAGTAATTGATTACGACTGCAACGCACAAAACCTTACGAAGGTGGAGTTGATGAGTGCGGACACTGAAATAGACTTAGCCCCATTTAAAAAAGGTAACGTTACCCCGACAACCGTAGGCGACCTATCTAGTCACACGGGCAGCATACATTGGGACAATAGTTTCGTAGGAAACGTAGTACCCGGTACGTCAGTCAGTGCTATCTACGGACAAGGCAACGTAATCCAACCGGGTGTAAATGGTATAATTGTCGGAAATAATAAGATGCTTGACCAAACGGGAATAGTCACCGAAAGGATAGCTGCGGACGTGGCGAACATTCGAGCGTTAAACTTGTCGGGTGGGCTTAAATACCCAATAACTAAAACAAACGTAGACTATTATATTAATACAAATGATTGCTTAATAGTTGGCGCAGGAGTTAATCTATATTTACCACCTTCAACTTTAGAGACACAAGGTCAAGTTTATTTTATTAAAAATGAAAGTGGCACAAGTACGGTTTATCCTTTTGGTTCAGATGTTATTGATTTAGTGTTGACTTCGTATGTGTTGGCTGCATCTGACAGCGTTACGCTAGTGGACAATGGAGGTACGGGTTGGCTTATCATTTAACCAAAACACGAACACACTACTTATTGAATTATGGAAGGCTCATTTAAGATAAAGTACAAAACCCGTTTTAAGCTACAAAAAGCTATTCAACAAACCATCACGCAAATTAGTTTTAACGAGTCGGGGGAAGGTACGGGAACTATGCACGACTCAATCAGAATTTCAGCTGCAACGGGTGACCTTAACCAACTTTACGTTACAATCAATGCTATCTTTTATTATATGTTTTTGGATAAAGGTGCGAAGCTTACTAACGGGGGCGAGATTAGACCTTACTTCATAACACAAAAAGCAATTGATTCACCACTAGGTCAACAATTTATTTCGGATGCAATAGGTGAGTACTTGGTGTGGATGCAGGCTAACTATCCAATTTTGGACGTGGCTACGATTAACGTAACTCCTGACAACGTAAAGCTAAATATCACTTACAATTTATTTGGTTCGGACGGCATTAAGAATTGGGACGGCAAATACGAGTACGACAAAAATTGGTGGAACTGGTAACTAGTCTTTATTGAGTTGTAACTCTTCGACCATTGACAGCATATTAAACACGAACACTAATGACAAGTCCGTAACTGCGTCTATTTTCGTTAGGTCTTGGTTTGACAAGTCATAAAGTAGTTTTTCCCAACTCCATTTACTAAACACCTTTTCTTCGGCTTCGGCTTTGAGGTCGTCTTCGTCTAGTTCGGTTTCCTCTTCCTCAATGACCGGGTTAAACAAATTCTCGTAGCGTTTCTTAAAGTCGTTTGAATAGTCAATGTAATTTTTGACTGCGCCATAAACCTCGTTTATACTTACTTCGTGAAATAGTTCTTTGCGGCTCATTAGACTATACGAATAGGGCTCAAATATAATGTTACCCCACTCGTCTCTTTTAGTTCTTTTGTATAATATACTAAGCAAAATATCAAAATTCTGCACGAATTGCATAGCATAATGTTCGAGGTCGATGAACTCCCCTAACGTAAGCCTATCCAACGGCTTTAAATTTAACCCCTTCACCAGTTCTTTTGGTTTATTGGATGGCTCACGCTGTATAAAATTAACCTTTCGTGCTAGGTCAATTAGTTCTTCGGGGTCAAGGTCTTCCAACTCTTCGGGGTCCGTATCGGAAAGTATGGAAAGTGCCTCTATTGTTTGCAGGAATACGGAGTTGTATTCGAGTTCGTCAATGGTGTTTAGTTCCAACCATTGGTTAACCGTTACTTCGTTCCAATTTCTAGGTAAATTCACCTTTATTCTGTTACTTCTTCGTTAGCTTCTTCGAGTTTCTTTTCCGAAATAGCGGCTATCTTTTGCAGAATTTCCATAATGTACGGGAAGGCTACTTCGGCGTTTTGTTTTTTCATTAAAGCTACCTTGACTTTAAGATGAGCAGGTGCGTAGTGTTCGGTTCTCGTTAGATCTGTTCGTTTAAAAAGTATGGCTAACGTTTGAGCACAAAAGTTGTCGTCTTGTCCCCGGTATATTTTCTCAATAAGCCCCAAGTCTTTCACCCCGATTGTCTCGTTGGCTTGGTATGTATATTTGTCAATGACTAACTCGGTGACTTTTTCACCTTGCGGAATTTCTGACTTGTTAAATTCTTTGATGTAATTTGTAAACTCGTCGAGTTCCATTTTGTCAAACGCTTTGTCAGGCACGCCAAGGTAGATAAATTTCTCAATCCACTTTTCGATGGTATCTAGTTCTTGGTTATTCTCAATTTTGTTGAGTTCGTCAAATTGCTGTACGGTTAACTCGTTTAGGTGGTTGGGTATTTCTACCCCGAACATTTGTATCATTGCTTAGATTTTAACCAAAGGTATAAAAATAATGTTGAAAAATTAACCAAAAGTAATTTAGTGTACTTATTAAGTCAATGGAAGGACTACCGACTTACAAAATTACCATAGACGAAGCTTACAACGATGGCACTGAACCGCTAGGAGTTGATGCTATTGCGTTCACTTCAAACCCTGCCGTATTGGTTAAGGGTGTTGCGTTCAAGTCCCAAGCTAAAAGCCACTTCGCAGACGAGAAAAAATACCGCATCACTGCACCCGCCATGATCCCAATGGACATTTACCGAAATGACACGGAGATGGGTGAGTACTATGTTCAATTCAGTGAGACAGAAATAGACACTATCTTCAAAGAGTTCATGTTGAACTTAAACAACCAAAACTTGTTTAACCTCGAACACGAAGGAGACAAATTAGTCCCTGCCTATATTCTTGAAGCGTGGTTAGTTGACAATCCTGAAGCGGACAAGGCAATGAGCACCTTCGGTATTTCAGTGCCTAAAGGAACTTTGATGATGACTGCGCAAGTAACCGACACCGACTATTATAACAAGTTAGTCGAAGCGGGTCAAGTCGGTTTTTCTATTGAAGGCTTTTTAGGTCTTAAACTAAGTAATCAAAAACAAACATATATGTTACCAGACGGAAAACACACGCTCGAAGATGGTACGGTAATCGTTGTAAAAGACGGAGTTGTCGTAGAAGTTCAAGAGCCACAAGCCGAGGAAGTAGCAATGGAAGTTGAAGCGTCGAAAGAGGTAGAGATGGCAGCACCAACCGAAGCACCCGTAGAAGCACCTGAAGAGGAGCCAACAGTGGAGGTAGAAGTTGAAGCGGCTATTGACCCTGCGGCAGATGCGGAAGCTATCCTTGCAATTGTTAACCCTGTTTTAGAGCAGCGAGTTAGCGAAATTTTGCAAGTCATTGCAGACCTCAAAAACGAATTAACCGACACGGAGGAAGTTGCACCCGTTGAGGAAATCAAAATGACAGCAACGCAAAAATTTAATAACGTAGTTAACTTCTTAAAAAAATAAAGATGGCTAAAAAACTAAAATTCGACTTGACAGTTGACGCAAGTGCGTTACTACAAGCAAACCCTTCAGAGTACTATTCTATTCTTTACGGAATGGAAAACGCAGTTACAAACTACCGAGTTCTACCGGGTATCAAAAACAAAACAAAAATTGCAACGGTTCTTTTTGACGAAGTTCTTGCCGAAAGCGGTTGTGACTTTTCAGCTGTAAACGCAGACCTAAGCGCAATTGAAATTGATGTATGTGCATTGACTTCTCAAGCGTCTGTTTGTCAGTTTGACTTGGAGCAATCTTTCCTTGCATTGGAAATGGCTAAAGGTTCTAACTCTGATTTTTCAGTTGCTTCGTTTATGAATTTCTTTTATTCACAAATGGCGAAGAAAGGTCACCAAGAACTTGCTCAATTGATGTGGAGAGGTGACACGGCTACCGAAGGTGCTTTGTCTTTGTGTGATGGTTGGTTGTTGCGTTTGTGTACTGCTGCTGACTACATTGATGGTGGTACTGGTTCAGTTACTTCATCTACGGTACTTGCTAAAATGGCTGCCGTATTGACAGCTGCAACTCCTGAGATGTTGGTTAACCCGGCAATGATGCAGTTTAAAGTTTCAGCAAACGTTGCTGCTGCTTACCGCATTGCTACGGCTGCAACTAACACTGCAACTAACGTAACTACAGGTTTGGCTTTGACTTACTTGGATATTCCAGTTGTTGTTGAGTACGGTCTTCCTGCAAATCAAATCATCTTGTCTGACTACACTAACTTTATCTACGCATTGGATGCTGAAGGTGACCAAGACAACTTACAAATCGTTGACTTTAGCAAGACAACTCTTGACCGTCGTATAGGGGCCAGAGCCGATTTTAAGGCAGGCTTCTGGGTAGTAAACACCCCACAGGTAGTATGGCACGGTGGTTCAACTTACTGTTAACATTTATTTAGCTAATAGGGGGTTTAACCGCCCCCTTTTTTTTAACCTTAAATACTAAATAAAATGGCTTGTACTACTTTAGAAACCATCCTTAAAGGGTGTGATTCAAATATCGGAGGTATAACTTCGATTCTAATTAACGACCAAGACAACGTAGTCGGTCCAGTTGACGTAACGGCTTATGTTGTTACTGACTTTGGTACACTTACTGACCAATTTGTCCCTTTCGAGTTCCGTAGAAACACGGGAATGTATACGGAAGAGGCGGCTATTGACTTGGTAAATGGTTCGTCTTACTATACGCAAACTATTACTTTGATGTTTCATCGTCGTGAAGCTGCAAAATCTAAGGCAATCAAAATCTTGGGTGAAGGTCAAAGAGACCTTGCGCTTGTAGTTGGTGACGCTAACGGAAAGTATTGGTATTTTCCAACGGCTCAATTAACTGCGGTTGCTGAAGGTTCTGGAACTGCTAAAGCGGACGGGTCAAAGTATTCAATTACGTTTGTAGCTGAAAACGAAAACCTTGCTTACGAGGTAGACGCTGCTGAAATTCCAAACATTATCTAATAAGATAAACACGAATTGGAAGGGGGTTTTAATTAGCCCCCTTTTTTATTTAACCAACTTTTGTAAATACTACTTATTAAGATAGTATGATATACCTCGAACAAAACGAAAACAATACAATAGCATTAACGCTAACTGAAAGTGCTACTATACAAGCACCGACTTGGTTGTTTAAATTCGTGTGGGAAATGGACCAAACACTTGACCCTATATATTGGGTTGGTGTGGACTATTCGCAATATGTTAACCGCTATAACCTTTTCTTTTTGGAGGAAGGTGTTGACGTAACTTTACGCATTGGGCAATATAGGTATTGGGTTTACGAAAGTCCCGTGCCGATTATAGTTGACCCAAACACGAACGACAACGGATTAACTTTAGTTGAGGAAGGTCGTATGGTGGTCGAAGGTGTATCAAATTCAATTTATGACTAATGGGTTTATTTGGAAAGTTTAAGAAAGACGAAAGTGTAAGCGTAGTTGACACGGGTTACCAAAGTTTTAGTACGCCATTTTTGCGTGTGCCTGAGGGTAACTTGTCGTTGCCTTTTGTAGATGTACGTTACACTGTGCAAGGTTACGTCCGTTTCGGAAGTGATAACCTGTATCCGCAGTATATGAACCAAATGTACTATATGAGTCCGTTACACGGGTCTATTGTAGACTTTAAGACCAACGCAACTATCGGAGGGGGGTACACTTTTGACGAAAGTAAGTTGACGGATATGGAAAAAGTTGTGCTTTATGCGTTTGGAAAAAAAATAGGTTTCAAAGACACGCTAAAGACAATCACAAAAGACGTTATTCTTCACGGACGTTGCTACTTTTTAATTGAGTTGAAAGGTGGGAAGACACATAACGTGAAACGAGTAGCCCCCGAAAAGGTTAGAATAAACCAAGCAAAAACATTATACGCTGTTAATGAAGATTGGCAGTTCGGAATGCAAATTAGAACCTTTGAACCATACCACCCGGAATGTAAAGACGGAACTTACCTATACGCATACGAACAAAAGAGCGTAGGACAAGACTATTATCCCCTTCCTCAATACACCAGTGCGTTGAACTTCGCCTTTTTGAGTGGTGAACTTAGTTATTTGCAGAAATCAAACATACAAAACTCAATCTTCCCGTCGTTTGCAATGATGTTCCCAAAGAAACCACAGGGGCCAGAAGAAATGCAGTTAATCAAAGACACGGTTAACAAGCTAAAAGGTGCGGAGAACGCAGGAAAAGCGGTTGCATTCTTTGCTAACAACAAGGAATCTTTGCCTGATTTAGTAAACGTACCTACAAACTCAAACGATGAATTGTTTAGGGGGGTAAGTGAATTAAACACCGAGCAAATTTGTTTCGCTCACACCATTGACCCGATACTTTTGGGTGTACGTACTTCGGGCGCACTTGGTTCGGGTAGTGACATTAAACAAGCCTACGTTATCTTTGAAAAGAATACGATTATTCCTTTGCGTGAAACCATTACGGACATTATTAACGGACTTTTACGGGCGGTTGGGATTAATGCACACGTAGAAATCACTAACTACCAAATCGTAAACGAAACTATTACAAGCGTAGACGAAAAAGGAAAAGATATTATAAACGCACTCAATGCCATGAACCCGACATTGGCGGCTAAAGTTTTGGAAAACATGACAGCAAACGAAATTCGGGAACTTGCTTCACTTGCTCCGTTACCTGACACTCAAACACCAACAGCATGATTTATTTCGTAACCGAGAACTTTCTAAAAGTAAACACACCAATCACACGTAACGTTGATGTGACGGACGTGTTCCCATACGTTAAGCCTGCGGCAGATATGCGCTTACAAGCTATCCTAGGCAGTTATTTCTACAACTATTTACTGACTCAATACAACGCTGAAGTCTTAACACCTGATGAAGTTACGCTAGTCGAGAAAATTCAGTTTGTTGTAGCGTGGAGGGCAGCCGAACAAGCCGCCTTCGGACTGACATACCAACTAAAAAATAAAGGTATTCAACAACAAAGCGGTGACTATTCAAGTTCAGTGAGTCAAAGTGAAACGGCTTTCGTAATGGATCACTACGGACAGATGGCAGCGTTCTACGAGAAAAGACTTATTAACTATTTGCTAGAATATAAAGCACTTTACCCACAATTTACGAGCGACCTCAATAGAGACTCGGACATTAAACCCGTAGGTGGTTGCGGCAATAGAGGTGACTACGACAACACCATGATGGTAATCTGATGGCAGACCAAGAAATAAATATAAAACTTAACGGGATAGCTCAAATCCGTTCGGAACTTAAAGCCTTAAAGGGAGAACTTGCCAACGCAACCGACCCTAAACAAATGGCTGCGCTCGGTGAAAAGGCGGGTGCATTAAGTGACCAACTAAAAGACGCAAACGAACAAGCGGCTATCTTTGCCTCGGGTTCACGTTTCGAGCAGACGAGTAACGCTTTCGGGTTGATGAAGTCGCAGTTGATGGACATGGACTTTGAGGGTGCTGCAACCAGTGCAAAGTTGTTCGCTGGAAGTCTTGGAAAAATTGATGGCAAAACTATTTCGGCTTCACTAAAAGGATTAGGGTCGACTATTGTTTCGGTTGGTGGTGCGTTCCTTAAACTTGGGGCGCAACTTTTACTTAACCCTATTTTCTTAATTACTGCGGTAGTTGCTGCTATTGTAGCAGGGTTGTATATGTTAGCGGATAGGCTTGGTTTTGTTACTAAGTTTGTTGACTTTCTAAGTGCTGCGTTTAAACCATTAATTGATATGGTAAAGTGGTTCTTGGATTTAATGGGACTTACTTCTTTTGCAGCTGACGAGGCACTTGCCAAAACTACAAAGGCTCTCGAAATGGAGAAAGAAAAACGTATTGAAGTCTTGGGTGTAATGGACCAAAAGATAGCCTTACTGGATGCAGAAGGAAAATCTACTTTAGCGTTAAGAATTGAACGTAATAAATACCTTCAGGAAGAAATAAATAATAACCTTAAATTGCTTGAGGTTATGGATAACAATTTCTTGAACCAAACTGCACTATATAAGGAGACGGTCAAAGCAAATAAAAGCAAAGCCCAAGAAATAAAAGTTGAGGAAGTTAAACTCAATCAGGAAGTAATTGCCGAAGGTCAAAAGGCAGCGGACGCACAAAAACAATTTTTAGCGGATAGATTATCTGCAACTCGTTTAATCCAAGACTTGACCCTCGGGGTGATGCAAGACGGCGTAGAAAAGGAATTGAAAGCCAACGAATATAAATACCAAAGGCTACAAGAAGACCTACTAAAAAACGAAAAGTTTAACGAACAAGAGCGTATTGCTTTAAATGCTTTATACGTTTCCGAAGCCGAGCAAACTGCAACTGCAATCAATAAAAAATACGTTGCCGCTGAAATAAAGAAACAAGCCGACCTTGCCAAAGTAATCAAAGACGCAAAACTTTTACAAGCCCAAGAGGAAGAAGACTTTGCCGCACTATACGACCAAAACACACGAAGCGCAGCACAACTTGAAGAGGACGCAGTTCGTGAAAAGTATTTTAACCTAATTACACAAGCCGAACAATACGGGCTAGATACCGTTGTGTTAAAGAAACGTCAGGAAGACGAAATTGCAGCAATTGAAAAGGACGCAAGAGACAAAAAAGCCGCAGAAGAACAAGCCGAGTTTGACCGCAAAATAAAGATGGCGCAAGAGGTTGCAGGAACAATAAATAACCTTACGGAAACTGCCTTCGCTTTATCAAATCGTTTCGGAAAACAAGACGAAGCAAGTAGAGAAAAACGTGCCAAGCGTCAGTTTCAAATAGCTAAAACAATGCAGTTGTCTATGGCTATTATGGACGGAATTAAAGCGGCTCAAGCGTCACTTGCTGTTTCACCTTTGACGGTCTTAGGTGTGCCAAACCCCGGTGCTATTGCTGCCTTAGCATTTACTATTAGTACGTCATTGGCAAACGTTGCAAAAATTGCAAGTACTCAATACGGAGCTAAAAGCGGTTCACCTGCGGGAGGTGGTGGCGGTGCTTCAGATGGTGGTGGTGGTGCAGCTGCGGGAGGTGGTGCGCCTTCGTTCTCACTATTCGGACAAGGTAACAACCAAAACACCACGGGATCAGCTAAAGACGTAGAAAACAAATCGAACCAACTAACGGTTAAAGCTATTGTAGTCGAAAGTGACGTGACAAGCACCCAAAACAAGGTAAAGAAAATGCAAGAAAACGCTACACTATGACAAGCTACATAACACTACTTAGTAAGATTGAGCAGTTTTGTAACGCTCACTTGCAAATCAAAAAGTACGGGGGTGAATTTCGGGAGCAGATGCCGAACTTTAGCACTAAGGACGAAAAGTACCCGGTGGTATTTGTCGAACCCGTTAGCGACTTAGAAGACCTAAACACGAACCAATTTTCTATTAACGTTTATTGCGTTGACATTATACAAAAA